GATTGTCTTCCAAAACAATCACTTTTTGCGTGTCTTTGGAATACAAAATGAGTCCAATCGTGTCTTCTACTTTGATGATTTGTTCTTCAATATATTTTTTCACATAAAATTCAAACGAGTTTTCCTGCAAAATATCTATACTATAAATAAAATGAATGAGCTCTACTTTTTCCTCATACAATAAACTATCTACTATATGTTGCACCAAAAAATAAATCAAATCTTCTCTCGATACATTCATATTGGTTATCAATTTGCGCATGGTGATTCCACAATATTTATACCAATCTTCATCTCCTCTTTCCGGTTTTTTATTTGGTTCATCCATATATTCAATAGAAGTATCATAATGATTCAAAAGGACTTTCAAAAAAGAGGGTTCTCTCAATTTTGGAACAAGTTTTGCTGAGGCTGAGGCTGAGGGCGCATTTATAGAAGAGTTTTCTTGCTCTACTTGATCCTCTTTTTCTTTCATATTTATTGCCTTTTCTGTAGCCATGGCTGTAGGTTGAATAGAGAGAGTAATTTTCTCGTGTTTCCCATCAATGGGAACGGATCGATCAAATAGAGAAATAGTGGGATCACTCAATTCACTCGGTTGAAACAAATAATAATCACCAATATTGATCAAATAACCGGATCGCCCATATTTATCCGTAATCATTTCAGTTGTAGAATTGTCAATCATTTGTGTCAATGCAGAATAAATTTGCACCAAGGGAAAAGGCTTTGGAAAATTAATCTTTTGAATCAATATTTTCTTCTTGTAAAAGAATTGTTCTCTCATCAATTGGCGAATTTTCTGCATTATTTTATCATTGTTGGAGAGAATAAACGATTCATTATAAGATTCCTCGCGAACACGAATAGTATCCTTGTTCAAATCACTCATCGTCTCACCTCCAAAAGAAATACATTTGTAACTGCAATCTGCCATGTAATCACAATTGGCAGAAAAAGGAGCGTCTCCTACCTTGAAATCATTCAAAACCAGCCCATTCGAGAGAACTTGTTTTATCGCAATTCCCTTTTTCTCCAATTCTTCCATCATGATTTCCTGTGTCAAATTCCCCTGTTCTGAATTAATAATACAATCTATGGCTGTTTCTCTCAAAAGTCTACTCACCTTTCCTATTTGTTTTGCCTTGTATTCTGCTATTCTATAGAGATATACATCCGCGGCTTCTTGCTGCAAATCATAGTCCAACAAGGTTGCGTGCATAAAAATCTCTACATTCCTTTTTTCAAAGGGCAAATCCTTGTGACTGAAATTACGCACTGCACGACCAATGATTTGTTCTATACGACTCATATTATACCAAGGCTCCAAAATGTGAACCTGACGTATAAATTTGAAATCCAATCCTTCTGCACCCGCTCTAGATATCAAAATGAGTTTGATTTGTTTCCCCTCTGAATTGGCTTCATTCGTCAAAGCATTCACCTCTTCATCGTTGTGTGGAGAGAGACGCTTGTCCCCCGTTATCATGGCATATTTCATACCAATGCTTTTGACTGGCTCTTTTTCAAAAAGAGATTTTCCGCCCGCACCACCATAACGCGTAATACCTAATTCTTCCAAGGCCAATGCTACTGGGATCAATCCACCTTCAATGTATTGCGAATAAATCAAAATAACACCAGAATCAGGTGGATTCAATACATTGTCACAAATGTGTTTGATCTTGGAACTATATTTGCCAATCTCATTCGGAGAGAAAATAGGAACAACACCCCTTTTGTATTGAAAGGGGCCTATTTTATTGTCCTTGTTTTCAAAATCCATAAATCGAGAGAGACCCGCCGATCCTGTCATCTCCTTGATTTGCAAGGTTTCAGGAGACCCAGACCCGGATCCATCCATCATAGAATCAAGAGGATACAAAATATTCAACGCCTCCATAGGTGTTTGCAACAAAGTATATCCAAACGTTTCCATATTTTCAAAATTCATCTTTACACCTCCACCATGTTTCATCAAATAATCTAGAATCAATTTATACCCTTGTGCTTGTATCGTGCCAATCTTGGTGATATATAAATCAAGAATTCTATTGTTAAATAAAGAATCATCAATCCTTTTTCCATTCAATTGAAACAATGGTTTTTCTGCAAGGGTTTGAAATGAATGAGATGGAGAGAAAATAGCTGGATACACACGAAAAGGAAACGTATATGGATTTCCACCTTTGACAAAACTCACATATCCAGTGGCTTTCCGAGCAAGCAATTCTTTGCCACCCTCTTTGAAATCTCCATTCTTTTCAAATACGTCTTGCATTTGAATAGTAGCACGTCGATCATTGATATTCATCAAATTCAAGAGCCAAATGATTTCCGTATAATTGTTATACATAGGTGTAGCAGACAGCAATAAGAGTCGCAAATTATCCGCAGATTGAACCAAAAAAAGCAAATTGTCCGCCACTTGTTTGTATTTGGATTCCTCTGTGCGAATATTATGCACCTCATCAATCACTATCAAGGTATTGTTAAAAAAGGATTTCAAATTGGAAATCATCCTTTTCTTCTGTTTCATATTGGTTTTACCCGTTTTATTCGTCCTTTTTGTTTCATCTGCTTGTTCTACCATACTTGTATCAACTCCTTTGTTTTGTATGGTGCGAATCAAATTGGCAAATTCAATGTATCCAATAAACAAATAATAAGACTTGATAATGTTGTTTATTTGACTAATTACCTTGTCTTTTGACATTCCTTTTACCTGTGTAATAGGATTGATTTCTTTGATCAATTTGTTTCCAATACAACCACGAAGAGTCCAGATTCCATCCACCAATGTCAATTTTCGCTCGTCAAACAATTGCAATTTGAAATTATCTTGCACATTGGGCGACGCTACTATGATGATTTTTTTATTCATCCCTATTTGCTTCAAATAGTCTCGCATTTCCTCACATACGCCAATCGCTGAGCAAGTTTTACCGCTGCCTAAACCTCCGTAGAGCAATAAGCTATTGTAAGGCGTTTGAAAGGATAAAAAATTCTTGACAAAAATTTGATTAGGAGCCAATTCAAAATCGGCACGGCTCAATTCATCGGCTCTTTTTGCAATGTCTTCATAAATGTCACCATCATATTGCGTATCATTGAATTCCTTTTTCTCTGCAATTTTAATATTGAAATTAGGGTCATTCAACGTAGGATACAAAAAATCATTTTCCTCGGGATGTTCTCTCAAATATTCATGTTCCAACAACTCTTTTTTCAAGAGAAATTGATTGCATTCTTTGTTATATTTGTATTCCGGATGGTCTTCATCAAAACAAAGACGTATATCTATTTTCTTGCCTGGTTCCTCTTCTTCTTGTTCTTCCTCTTGTTCCTTTTCTTCTTCTTGTTCCTCCTGTATTTCATCGCCCTTTCTCTCTAAAGAAATAGGTAAACCACGAATATTTGGAGTTGCAGATGGATTTATATTATCTAAAATAGATGACATATGAATAGTATATATTATATATCCACATTTTCTTCTTTTTCATTGCAGAAAAGGTGGATTTAAGTATGATTTTTCAATAATAAAAAAGGTAATTATCCAATATCATTTGAATATTGCTAATCATCTGCTTCTTTTCTAAATGATAAGGACGAATGCATTTCAAACATTCGTCAATCTTTTTCCATTCAATTTTACTGACTTCGCTTTTCTGAAAATTCTGTAAATCATCCTCTTCGTTTTCACTGCTGTTATTGGAATCAAAATAGGCCAAAAAATATTTGTGTTTATAAGATTTATGATTGGATCCAATGAATATTTCTTCAAAAGGCAATAAATTTTCAATCACTTTGATATAGTTACTTGAATATCCCGTTTCCTCTTCAAATTCTCGTATAGCACAATCCAAATCCTTCTCTTGTGAATTACGTCTTCCTTTAGGAAATTCCCATTCTGTTTCTTTCCACTGGGTTCCACTATTTTCAATAATTTTTTCCAAAGTAATAACATTTGATTGTGCGCTTGATTGAAAAAATCTTGAATCACCTATAGAATGTTCAATATTACCTAATGTGTGAAAACCAGCGTGTGATAAATCTTTACTAATTTCTACACCATGTTTCAATAATTCGAATTTTTTATAAGACGATATTTCTTCACTTCTATATTGTTGTTGTAATCCTGCTTGTTCTCCCCACAAAGTTTTCCATAAATTGTCAAAAGTACCATCCAACAATCCATTTTTTTCTTCTATACTCATTTCATCTACTATTTTTTGGATTTGGTCAATATTGTTTGTAGTATATTTGCCTCGTATCAAATCAATATATCCAAAACTATCCTTCCTACGTATCATTAAAAATTCTGGTTTCCCCATTTGGTCATAACGAAATGCTATAATTCCATAACTAATTATCGGCAATTTACATTGATGAAACAAATGATTTGCTTTCCCGCAATTGTTACAAGTATTATTATTATTGTTTTTGATATTTTTGTTAATACCATTATTGCTATTGTTATTGCTATTGCTATTGTTGCTACTATTGTTATTAATACCATTATTGCTATTGTTATTGCTATTGTTATTGTTATTGTTATTATTATTGCTATTATTGTTGCTATTATTGTTATTAATACCATTATTGCTATTATTGTTATTAATACCATTATTGCTATTGTTATTGTTATTAATACCATTATTATTGTTGCTATTATTGTGATTATTATAATTCATGTAAAATAGGATATGTAAATCAATATATTATACTATGCGTAATGTTTAATTATGTTTTAACACATTAAATAATAAACAAATGATTTTAGATTCCACTATTTGGGGACCTCATTATTGGTTTTTTCTCCATACTATTGCCATATCCTACCCCAATTTTCCAAACAACATTACCAAAAAAAAATATTATGACTTGATCATGAATCTACCCTTGTTTATACCCATTGAGAGTATGTCTACCCATTTTAGCGATTTATTGAATGTCTATCCTGTTCAACCCTATTTAGATTCACGGGATTCGTTTGTACGTTGGGTATGGTTTATTCATAATAAAATAAATGAAAAATTGGAAAAACCAACCATTTCTTTGACTGATTTTTACAAGAAATATTACAATGAGTACAAACCCAAAACCGCAAAATGGACTGAATATTACAAAACACAAAGCAAAATAATCTACGTAGTCATTTTACTCTTTATTCTTTTCATCATATTCTATTTTCACAATAAATAATATTGATATAATATAGCAAAAAAGCACAAAGAAACATGCATAAAAAAATGAAGAAAATACAAACAAATATACCGAAAAGACACTCAAAAACACAGAAAAAAACACTGAAAAAAGGTGGAGAAGTGATTGGAGCAGGTGGATTTGGATGTGTTTTCAAACCTGCATTAAAATGCTCTCATCCAACGCGTTTGCAAAGTCAATCGCAAAAAACAATCACTAAATTATTGAAAAAAGAGGATGCAAAAGAAGAATATGATTATATAATAAAATACAAACCTATTTTAAAAACCATTCCCAATTATTCTGCCTATTTTTTAATAGATGGATTTTCTTTATGCGAACCAGCGCCTCTCACTGAAGAAGACTTGATCCATTATACTGAAGAATGTGTATCTTTGAAAATATCCAAGCAGGATATCAATCATCAATTGAACAAAGTATTAGCCATTCAAATGCCGTATGGTGGACAAGATGTCGGCAATTATTTACCTCATATTAATTACGACAAATATATTCCATTAAACTATTCATTGATGGATTTATTAGTGCATGGTATTTTGCCCATGAATCAAAAAGGAATCTATCATTGCGATATAAAAGATGCCAATATCCTTGTAGAAGATATCGGTATAGATAATCGAAACGCAAAATTATATACTAGACTCATTGATTGGGGATTGTCTGTACAAATAACAACAAAAAATTCAAAAACCATTCCCGAGTTGTTGAAAAAACGACCTTTTCAATTCAATATTCCTTTTTCAAATGTCCTTTTCAATCCTATATTTGAGAGAATGTACAAGAAATTTTTACATGATTATCCCAATCCAACCATGGAAAAAACAAATACATTTGTAAAAGACTACTTGGATACATTTGTCAATAAAATGAATGGAAAAGGGCACTTGTCAGTATACAATTTCATGTTCAAAAGACTCTTTGACAATAGATCCACGGATCATTATTCCAATTTGCATTTCATTAAAATGATTTTCTTGCAAAATACAGAAATTCCACATGAAATCATTCAATATATTAGTAAAATATTGGTAACATTTACCATAAACAACCAATTCAATGTCATGGATTATTTTTCCAATGTCTTTTTGAAAAATGTAGACGTATGGGGATATGTCATGATTTATCTTGCCATTATGGATGAATTGTTTGAAAATTACAACTATTTGAATCAAGCAGAGTTACATATGATTCAAATTTTCAAAGAAATGATTCAGATCCTCATGACTGCAAGTGCAGAACCCATTTCTATTCCTCAAATACTTGCAAAATGTAGGGAATTCAACGTTTATTTCGAAAAAGCTTACAAGACATCAAAATTGAAATTGAATATGATTTCCAATATGGATTCTAGATTACCCGAATTGTCCGAGTATAGTTCTATCCGCAAAAATGTATATTCTTATCATTTTTCGAATGTGGGAACGGGAACAAGTCTTTCAAACAAGACAAACATGTCAAATACTACTAGGAAAAGGAAAAGAACAAAAACATTAAAAAATAGTAAATAGTGCAAGTAATTATTAAAAATTTTATTATTGAAAATAAAATTGATTTGAATAATAAGAATGTAAATAAAAAACAAAATATTACTTATATGGAAACAAAACAGACAAAAGGTTTGAATCGTAATACAATTGATAAATATTATACGAAAGATACAATAGTAGATTTGTGTATCAATCTTGTTGCAAAACACATATCAATAGATAAAAATGATTTAATAATAGAACCTAGTGCTGGCAATGGATCTTTTATTTCAGGAATAAAAACATTATCAGACCATTTTGTATTGTATGATTTAGAACCGGAACACATAGAAATTATAAAACAAGACTATTTATTATGTGATGTTGATAAATATAAAAGTAAATTCAATAATATACATGTAATTGGTAATCCACCATTTGGTCGTCAGTCATCATTAGCCATAAAATTTATAAAAAAATCCTGTGAATTTTCCAATAGTATATCCTTTATACTACCAAAAAGTTTCAAAAAAGATAGTTTAAAAAAAACATTTCCATTGCATTTTCATCTTGTTTTTGAAATGGATTTACCTGATAAATCATTTTTAGTAGATGGTATAGAATATAATGTGCCATCTATATTTCAAATATGGCAAAAGAAAAATATCAATAGATCCATAATTGAAAAAGTAGAACCTACTCATTTTATATTTGTTCAAAAAACAGACAATCCGGATATATCCTTTCGACGTGTTGGTGTAAATGCTGGAACAATAGATACAAATATAGATATAAAAAGTATTCAATCGCACTATTTTATAAAATTTACAAATGAAAAATCCATACACGATAATATTGAATTATTACAATCAATACAATTTCATCATAATAATACAGTAGGACCTCGTTCAATCAGCAAACAAGAACTAATTAAAGAATTTATCAAAGTCCTTTAACGGAATAATCCCTTTTGGATAATCAATGATCAAATCTGTTCCTTTTACAAACTTGACTTTGATTTCTGGAAAATGAATATTGCTAACTATAATGTATATCAGATTTTTTGCTTTTTCTTTGAAAATCTCTTCATCAAATGTTCTGCCTTCACCTATCATATTAGATGGCATAAATTTACAACCTCCTTTTGTAAATGTTTTTTGATCATATTTTATATTTTCATTGGCTATGTCTGTATAGTCATATTTTTTACATCCTTTTACGTGTTTTAATGTATTATATGTAATTGCTAACCAAGGTTCTATAAAATGTGAAAATGCTCTACCATCTTGTAATGTATTTATCATGATTGTTTCAGATAAACAATCAAAACTAAAATTACATATTGTATGAGTAATTGTTTCATTGTATATTATAGTATTTGCTGTGATTGGTGTTATTTCCTCCATAAATTACAACTGAAAAGTATATTATATTATACATACTTATTTGTAGATGTTTTTATAATCAATTTTATTATACCTATATATAATATTATGAAAGTAGAATTATTGATAATTGCAATAACTGCCTTTTTTATATACAATACTTATTACGATGGAAAATATACCAAAATGTTTTTTACATATAAAAAATATATTCAAATGGCCTTTTTGGGATTCATCGGTATTTCCTTGTATTTGATGATCAAACGCAATCCATTGCATTCCAGGAAATTATTATTGCATGCAAATGATATGATAAAATATATGCCAATTGACAAATCATCTATGGACATGATATCGCCTATATTAGATTTCACAACTACAAATCAACAAAAGGGAGTCACGGGTAATTTTATGGGCAATTACGAAAATCAAGGAGAGAAAGAAGGGGATTTCTATGAACAACCCTATGGACCAGGTATTGGAGGAGGAGATGCAAGAATAATGTCTTCGGGATGCAAATCCAACAACACAACCAAACGTTCAGTAAGTGAGACCAAAAAAAAATATGTAGCAGCCTCGCAAAATTGGACATGTGGAAATTGTAAACAAATATTGAATGCTTATTTTGAAATAGATCACAAAATCAGATTGCAACATGGTGGAAGCAATCATGTAGACAATTTGGTTGCTCTTTGTCCCAATTGTCATCGAGAGAAGACAGCATTGGAAAGTATGTAAACCCACTCAAAATATTTTATAGTTATTATATAAAGTAATTCATAACTATAAATGATAAACAATATATTCTTGCAAATCATATTTGTTCTTTTATTGGCGTTGATCATCACCTTTTTATATTCTGGTTCTGCTTCTGATTCTTCTACAAGATCCATTACGGATATTATTTCAACCATTCTTTTTTCTGTCACGATAGTATTTAGTGTGCTCTTACTAGGATTTGCCTTTACTAGAGGCCAATTACATTTGAAAAGTATTGTCTCTCTATTTGTCTTTATGATTGTCTTGATTTTTTCTTATTTCATGATTCCATCCAATTTTATGAATCATTATGCTTATCTTATTCTTCCCATCACATTGGTAATAGGCATTCTACTTTTTGGTATCAATTATTATCAAATAAATACAGACATACTGAATAAAATGAAAAATGTCACAAGTAACATTACCATGAATGATTTTGCTTCCCTTTTGAATCATTATTCCATTTTATATGCTTCTCTTATTTTCTTTGTCCTTATTCTTGCTGTCATAAATCCAGGCAATTATATTACCAGTTATTTAAATTATTTTATTGCCTTTGCAGTAGTATTGCTTTTTTATGGACTTATGTATTTTTTGTCTATGGTATTTTCACTCAATCGTAGTGGAAATAGAGAGAACCCGACTTCTACTCTTGGACTTGTCCTCGGTTTTTTAAAAGTCATTGTTTTTCTAGCACTCATAGTTACCATCATAGTAGGAATGGTATATTATCCAGGTGGACTTTTCAAGGAGAAATCTATCAAAATAGCAGTGATTGAAACGCTGACTTATATCAGTGTAATAGTTGGAATCATCACGACGATTTCCTCATTCTTTAAAGAATCAGGAACAGGAACAGGAACACCAGTAGATCTATATAATACTATCACAAAGCTCAATTCTGCATACAAATACATTATGATTTTGTTATTTATAGGTGTATTTTTATGTTTGGTATATAATGTATTGCAGTATATTGTGCAACATTCTACCATGGGTTCCTATATATTGATATTTGTTGCGGTTGCTATTGTTTTGATGGCTGCTCTTTCTTTCTTTTTGGGAAGACAAGGATTCAATAGGAGAAATATATCATGGACATCATGGACCGCTTTTTTTCTCTCGGGATTCAGAAATGTAATGTCTACTCCCAGCAATTATTTCGCCCTTTTTATATTGGTGATTCTTTTTTACGTTTTCTATTTCTTCCTGATGCCTATTTTACAAAAAAAATTTGTGAAACAAGGAGGCACACTCTTGATTGAGAATCCTATTTATTTAGATCAAGAAACAACATTGGGAACATATTATACGTTGAATCCTAGTTTTGCTCCGACTGATTCAACCCGGGGTGGTTACAATTATAATTATGCCATTTCGTGTTGGGTGTTTTTAGATGCATTTTCTCCTAGCACAAATACAAGTTATACACAAGATACATCTATATTGACTTTTGGTAACAATCCAACTATTTCTTATAATGCGTCTAAAAACACCTTGAAAATTACAATGAAAAAGAATAGTGTATTTCCAACAAGGGATTCGAATACAACAACAACAACAAGAGACGATTCTGTAATAATATACGAAAACAACAATTATTTGCTGCAAAAATGGAACAATGTGATTATCAATTACAATGGAGGCACATTAGACATTATAATCAATGGAGTATTAGTGAAATCGCAACCAGATGTAGTATCATACATGTCATCAGATACATTGATGGTTGGAAAAGATACGGGATTAAAAGGAGGAATTTGTAATGTAATCTATTTTCCGACCCAGTTGAATAGTGAACAAATATACAACTTGTATCATTATGCCAAAGATACAAATCCTCCTGTTTTATTCAATTCGAGTAAAACGATTCTCTCTCAAATTTCATAAATATACACCTTTGAAGATTTACACATTGTAAGATTTAGAAAAAGGAAAACAAGAAAAATTTCTATAAGTATATATATTATGAGTTTCATCACTATTCTTTTAATTATAGCCATTATAGTCATATTGTACTACTTAATTGTAAGTTTTACAAGCACTTCCAACACATTGTCTGTCAGTTTGGCACCAGCAAATCAAATGAAAACCATTGATTCGAAAACATTGCCAAAAACGGGAAATGGTGCCAGTGCTAGTAATTTTACTTATTCTGTTTGGTTTTATATCAATGATTGGAATTACAGATATGGAGAACCCAAAGTGGTATTTGGTCGCATGGGTCAATCAGGAACAACTCCCAATCCTACCACAGGAGTTTCTGGAACCAATCCATGTCCTTTAGTTACTTTAGGAGCACTAAACAATGATCTTACTATTTCATTGTCTGTATTTCCAACATCCACTTCAGATCCATCACAATCTTTAGTCCACAATTGCACTATTCAAAATGTTCCCATTCAAAATTGGGTCAATCTATTAATTAGCACCTATGGAAATGTATTGGATGTTTATTTAGATGGAAAATTGGTTCGCACATGCGTTCTTCCTGGTGTAGTGAATGTGAATACAAATTCCAGTGTCTACCTAACACCCAATGGAGGATTCTCAGGATTTACGTCAAAATTCCAATATTTTCCAAATGCGACCGATCCACAAACAGCTTGGAATATTTATACACAAGGATATGGTGCTAGTTGGTGGCAAAATACTTTTGGAGGAAGTTATCAAGTTCAAGTATCCTTATTACAAGATGGACAACCTAAGGGATCCGTCAGTATATAATGTAGCAAAATATTTCACTGACTAAAAGATGAATAAGACAATAGAAACAAACAAGACTAGTAAATATAGAAGACTAGTAAATATAGAAGACTAGTAAATATACACAAAATAAAAAAATTTTGTGTATATTTATATATACCTATTATGAATTATAATTATCCAAGACAACAATATCCTGGACAACAATATCCAAGACAACAATATCCTGTACAACAATATCCAAGACAACAATATCCAAGTGCAATGTATCCAGGAAGAGGTTCAGGAATCAAAGATTTTTTAAATTCAAGCAGTGCTATTGCCAGATTTAGTTTTTTGTTAATAGTCTTTTTGATTTTCATCATATTGTTATCCATTTGCATGCAAATATTGACTGCTATTATTAGCGGACAAAACAATTCGCCCTTATTAATTAATGGTATGGTTGATGCAAATCAAATGTTGGTCATTCCACAAGATCCCGGTCAAAAAGGAGCCGTTACCTTGTTTCGTTCGGTAAATGGACCCAATGGTATTGAATTTACATGGAGTGTATGGATTTATATTTCACATATGCAATCCACTGGACAATATAGTCATATTTTCAGTAAAGGAAATGCCAATATTCAAACATCAGGTGATTCCATGGGATTGAATTTTCCCAACAATGCACCTGGTTTGTATCTCTCTCCCAATACCAATGAATTGACACTGATTATGAATACATATGAGGTTATTAATGAAAAAATTACAATACCCGATATTCCCGTCAACAAATGGATCAATGTCATTATTCGATGCAGAAACAAAAACATTGATGTTTATATTAATGGAGTCATTACACGATCCATAGAATTAATGGGTGTTCCCAAGCAAAATTATGGGGATGTGAATGTAGCATTGAATGGAGGATTTTCAGGATTTATTTCCAATCTGCAATATTTTAATTATTCACTTGGAACATTGGCTATTCAAAAATTGGTGGAAAAGGGACCCAATACCAAAATGTCGAGTGGAACAAGTATGAGTATGAAAAATCCAGATTATTTGTCTCTTCGTTGGTATTTTTACGGATAGAAATATAGATTGAAATATAGATAAAAAATATGATATTTATGGGTAATTTATGGGTAATTTGCAAATAAATAATATCGTTTTATACTAAGATGTCCTGTTTGGGTCCTTGTTATCTTCCTTTACCACCGAGAGAATGGAATCGATTTGAACAACAATGCACATACAATACCATGTCTATTGATCCAGCCGTTTCTTTTCAAGCAGCACAAAATTACAAGGGAAATATTTTGCAATACAAGAAAAATTCAGGGAATTTGACCAAAAATCAGCGATATGCGCAAATTGCCAAGGGAATGTGGACAAATAGAACAACCACATGGGCCACTCAAACCGAGTCTTATACAAATCCAAATACCAATAATTTGAAAAGAGTCAATGCAACCAATATATATGTGCCTATCGACAATGCTCCTTATAGTTACGGGTTTTTACCAAGTAATTGTGATAATTTCTTTGTCAAAGAAGAAATAGATATTTTGGTTCCTAATGTGGAATTAAATAATTCACCCTTAAATGGAAGCAACATATACACTATTAAAAGATTGATCACTACACAAGCAATCATTCCAACAGGTGGATCCTTGGTCTGCAATGTTTCTCAAAATCCTTGCACAGGAGAAGAAAAGGTGGTGGGAGAAAGACAAAAATGTTTTCCTACAAGCGATTCAAATGTTCCTGGTCCTATTATGAATTTGTGTTATGATGATACACAACAAACCTATTATCCGAAAACGCGAACCACCTATTTAGCAGGATCCGACAAATGGCCTATTAATTCGAAATTTATATTTGCCGCACAGACTTGCAACCAGACAACAAATACTTGTCAACCTGTTTCTATACCATTGTCATTCAATGTCGAAATTATTGAAGATGTCGCTTATTTGACTTGGGAAGCACCTGCAGGAACAGATACTGGAGGATTTGATATTCAATTGAATTATCAGTTGGAATCGTTTTAAAACCTTTGCACATTTCAGTAACGATGGTATAAAGGAAGATTGTGGTTATAAAAATATGTAAAATATGTAATGAATAGAAAAAGATATAATGAATAGAAAAAGATATAAAATATTTTATATTTTCTTTTGTATATGAGTGTTCCACTAAATAAATTTTCTTATCAAATACCTGGAGTATTAAGTAATGCAACCTTTACAATAACACCTCGTAATAGTTGTGGGAATGGTCCTTCTGCTTCTGTTACATTACCTTTATATGGTGCTACCGGTCCAACAGGTATTCCTGGAAGTGCTACTAATACGGGAGCCACTGGATATACTGGACCTACTGGACAACAAGGACCCGCAGGCGCAGTTTCAAATACGGGAGCAACTGGATATACTGGTGATACAGGACCAACAGGAATGGGATTAATGGGTGACACTGGACCAACTGGATATACTGGTGATACAGGACCAACAGGAATGGGATTAATGGGTGACACTGGACCAACTGGAGCTCCTGGATCTGGAGCTCTTCCTCCAGCTAGCATTTATTCTACAACGATTCATTGGGATCCTGATACAGGTGGAGGATCATGGGTTTTAACATCCAATCCATTGGCATTGGGATACAATGCAGGACAAACTGGTCAACAAGATGGTGCTATTGCTATAGGATATTATGCAGGACAAACAAATCAAGGACCGGCTGCATTGGCAGTTGGTTATAATGCGGGAAAATATATTCAGGGACTAAATGGTATAGCGATTGGTCAATCTGCAGGACAACAAAGTCAACAACAAAATGCTATAGCTATAGGTCAAAGTGCAGGATATCAAAGTCAAGGACAATATGCATTAGCCATAGGTATTGAAGCAGGAAATCAAAGTCAAGGACAATATGCTGTAGCTATGGGTGTTCAAGCAGGACTAATTAGTCAGCAACAAAATGCAGTATCTATTGGTAATCATTATTATTTTTCTTTTTTTAATCCTGGTCAACAATATCAAGGAACCAATGCGGTATCGATCGGTCTTAATTCAGGACAATTTATTCAAGGAACCAATGCGGTAGCGATTGGTGTTCAAGCAGGATATCAAAGTCAAGGACAATATGCTATAGCAATGGGTTTTAATGCAGGATATACAAGTCAAGGAGTTTTATCCATTGCCATGGGTGCTCAAGCAGGTTATCAAAAACAAGGAATAAATGCTGTGGCAATAGGTCAAAATGCGGGGGAATTTAATCAAGGACAATATGCGATAGCTATGGGTTATTATGCAGGACAAACTGGACAAAAACAAAATGCAGTGGCTATAGGTTGCACTGCAGGAAATTATAATCAAGGACAATATGCTGTAGCTATGGGTGTTCAAGCAGGACAAACAAATCAAGGACAATTTGCTATTGCTATGGGTAATCAAGCAGGACAAACAAATCAAGGACAATTTGCTATAGCTATGGGTTACTATGCAGGACAAACTAGTCAAAAACCATATGCTCTAGCTGCGGGTGCATATGCAGGAAATACAAATCAAGGAACATATGCTATTGCAATGGGTTATGCTGCAGGAAGTAATACTCAAGGATCATATGCTATTGCAATGGGTTATGTTGCAGGAGGTTATACTCAAGGACAATATGCAATATCTATAGGTGCATATTCAGGAAATAAAACTCAAGGAACAAATGCAATTGCAATCGGTAATCAAGCAGGACAAGTAGGTCAGGCAAGCACTTCTATAGCAATAGGACTTCAAGCAGGACAAACCAATCAAGGATATTATGGTATTGCCATTGGGAATCAAGCAGGAGCTACTTATCAATCACAATTTGGCATTGCGATTGGAAAGAATTCAGGACTATTTGGTCAAGGAACCTATGGCATTTCTATAGGAAATAATGCAGCAGAATTTAATCAAGGAACCGCTGCGATTGCCATAGGAAATCAAGTAGCACAACAAGGTCAAAAACAATATGCGATTGCTATAGGTGCATATTCAGGAAATCAAAATCAAGGAACAAATTGTATTGCGATAGGAAATAATGCAGCATTCCAAAGTCAAGGATCAAATGCTGTTGCAATAGGTTATCAAGCAGGATTTTTTAATCAAGTGTATTATGCAGTGGCTATGGGTTATCAAGCAGGATATCAAAATCAAGGAGAAAGTGCAGTATCTATAGGCCCAGCAGCAGGATTTAATGGTCAACAAGCAAATGCTATAGCCATTGGTAACCATGCAGGATATACAAATCAAGGATTTTCTTCTATTGCCATCGGTTATTATGCAGCGCCAACAAATCAATCAGCAAATAGTATAGTTATTAATGCAACAAATCTTGTAGTGAATGCTACAAATGCTAATGCATGTTACATTGCACCTATTCGAGGTCCTATATCTACTTCAACTTCTTTATACTATGATGCAGGCACAAAAGAAATAACATATGGAGCCAAATTCTTCATTATTGATCATCCTCTAAAACCCGAGTCTCATCATTTGGTCCATGCCTGTCTAGAAGGACCTGAAGCAGGTGTGTATTATCGAGGAGAAGAAACTATTACAGACAACGAATCCACAGAAATCGTTTTACCTGATTATGTTGAGGCCTTAGCAACCAATTTCACTATTCAAATCACACCTATTTATTCCAAAGAAAGTCAAGGTAAAATATACGAAACATCCCGGGTCGAAAACAATGCCTTCAAAGTGTATGGACCCAATGGATCCTTCTTTTGGCAAGTTTATGGAAAACGCACTTCTATCCAAGTAGAACCCGAAAAAGATGAAATAGAAGTATCAGGTGATGGACCCTACAAATACATTTCAGGTATCAAAAAAGTTTCAAAACGTAGTAGTGTATAAAAATGGAAAATAACAGACAAAAAAACAGATACAAAAGGAAAACAAGAAAAATTATTTACATACAAGTAAAAATATGTAAACAATATATATGGACATGGAGATGAATCACAATTATCTAAGAGCGTTTGTCATTGGCTCTTCTTGTTTTGTATTTTTACCCTTTTTTTTTGCCGTATCCCGCTTCAAGAAAGAAAGATTCAATTATGATTACACAACATATACTTTTTTAGCACCTGTTTCCCTAGGATTGATGAATGTCATTTCTTTGTTGATAGCAGAACAATTCCATCTCTCTCCAAGAGAAAGATTTTTACTAATAAGTATGTTGGCACCTATTGTTGTTTTAGCATTCGTAGCCTTATTTAAAGTATACAATTATACGACGATTCAATGGATAAGACATACTATAAAAATGTATTTGCTTTACTTTTTTGTATGGAATGTCATAGTATATAATCTAGACAAATATGTTTAATGGCTCTGGCTTTAGCTATGGCTATGCCAATGGAGAGAACAATCTTCGTCTTTGCATATTTTATGTGAATCATTGGTATATTTGTCCCAGTAAGGAATGGCATCGGGATCCTTTTCACCAATCATGTGTTTGTGTTCATCAATTTGCGAAATTCCCAATACGCCTGTATTGATATATATCTCTTTCACATAACTTCTCAATTCTGGATTAATCATATGACCATACCGCAGCAAATGGGCATCCGGAATATTCACTGATTTCGACCATCTTGTAGAACAAGCCACAGAAACATCCGTTTTGTTGTAAACAGAATGAAACCAAGACATGGGATTATACAATATATCTCTTTCTTCGAGATCGATTTCATATCTCTCGACATATTTCATCAATGGGAATTGATCTATTTTCGTCGTAAACGTATCCATATTCATAAATCTAGTTTCGGATGCCATATAAATACCCTTCTTTTGAAACGAAGGATACAACAACGCCAATTGATTGGGATTAAAAAAGGTCCATTTTTTCTCTCCCTGAATCATCAAAAAGAAATTGTTGGTATAAGCAGCGTGCAAAGCAGTTCCCGTGCCTTTTGTAACGCCACAAAACAATTGTTTGCTATTGTTCTTCATGTAGCCATCAATGAGATCTTTGATAATATCCATGTCTGAATCGGGAAGCAAATGTTCATACTGATGAAACAAATTGGTAGAATTGGTGATATAACATTTGTTTTCCAGTATGTTTTTGAGTTCGGTAAATACATTGTCGGGACAAGATTCTTCTGAACTGGGGCTCATATACACTTTTTTGTTGCCTGCCGTTCTCAGTAAATCATCCAATCGCATCGTCTTGAAACAGGTCAAATCTATTCCACGCATGACAAATGGAAGATCCTGTTTCAAATAAGACAAGACCTTTTCTTTGAAATCGGGTTGGTTTACATGGAAAATGTCCACTTGGGTTGCTTGGTGAATTGGTTGTCCATTTTTTTGCAACCAGTCTAGATTTCTATCACAGATTCGCATGACTTCTTTCTTATTCAACGTATTGTCGCCCAATGGTATTCGTTGAAAAACGGCCTGATTAAATTCAGCGTAGAATTCCAACGGCATCACAGGCCTGAATCCATTTTTCATGGGAGAACAATATTGGGGTTGCAATTGCTTATACAAACCGAAGCATGAATAAACATCATATGTGAGAAAGATCAAATGTATATCTATTCTTCTTTTGAATACTAGATAAATCATGGCTAATATTGTCAATATAATTATGATGGTATACATAGGTATGTTTTTTATTTTTTTGATTTTCATTTGTGATTTTGTATGATATATATATAGTATACTAATATAAAAATATTCTTTTCAACATTTGAACATTTGAACATTTGAACATTTACATCCTTGAAAATATGAAATAAGAAAAATAATATAAAGCGTATGCTATTACATACATCATAATCATAATGGAAAAAAACCAAACATCCTTTCTTAAAACAGATGATAACAGAATTATCAATGAAAAATGCATAAGATGGGTAAAAAAAATGAGTGATTGCTTAGAAGTTTGCACCAGATCAAATGGCTGTCTTGTAAATGAAAGTACGCATAGAATATGCAAAGTAAATAATCCACATAGTTATAATAAATTGAATAGATTCTTTGAATAATGGTATACACTAAAAACAATCAACTATCTTAATTGATATCTAGTAAATCAACGCTCACTATTTGATTGTTTGCCTTATATGTAAGTTGTTCTGATAAATAATCAATAGTCAATATTTTTTTTGCAATTGATTTTCTAATTGTATAATAATTTTTTGCTGATTTTCTATCATTTCTTTGTTTTTTATCGCTTCTACATAAAAATTTGCTTTGTTTTCATTCAATATAGTAAGTCATTTTTGATGATATTTTGATTTTATATGTGTTGCAAATTTACTAGAATTCTCATATGTTTTGTCTTTTCTTTATCCGCAAAGACAATACAATCCATTTTTTATAACGGGTATTCTATCTACATAATTTCCTTTATCGTCGACTATAGGTGTATATGTATCAGGTGTTAGTGTTATATTCATTATATAATATAATCAAAATATCTTTATATCATTTACAATGTCATTTACAATGTCATTTACAATACCCGCAAAAAAACAGAAAAATAAATATAACTTGTGCAAAAAATATTCACTTATAATAAAATGAAAGGTGGTATAAAAATTAAAAGTGTCGCAATAAATGACTATAAACAAAAAGACAAATCAGGTAATAAAGATGACATGGTAAAATATTATTGTAATTATTTTTTAGTAAATAGTGATATAACTATTTTAACTGCAAATTCTATATCTTGTGTTACATTAAAATTAGAATTAAGGAATGATAAAGATACCCCTTTTGTATCAATGAGAAGTAACAATATTAATCAAGAAATTCGAGCTTTATTACTTAAAGTAGGTGTTACTAATACAACTGGAGCAATAATTAACCCTAGTGGAAGAATAATAAGACAAGACCTACAAATATTGAGTCATACAGAATTTAAAGAAGAAGTAGAAACTCAAAAAAAAATATATACTCAAACTTTTTTATCAAATATGTTTGATGCATTATGTCCAGCAATTATATTCAGTATGGAAACAAAATATGCAACTGAAATAGATATTATAGGAAAAAAAATTATAGAAATACTATTTACTATAGACTTTCACGATCTAAAAGTTATATTAAATTTAGGTAATTCACCAAATACAAATACTATGACATCACTAATATTTATGGAATTAATGGATGGTTTTATTACATTTGAATCATTATATAATAATTATTTTAAAAGTATTGGTAAAGAAAATTTTTTATATGTTATTGTATATGCATATTATGCAATTTATGGATTACAACTTTTAGGATTACAACATAATGATTTACATTGGGGTAATATTATGATTAAAAAACCTACTAATACATTTGGATCTAGTGGTCTTACTAATTACTTACAATATCTGTTATTTAATAGTGATATTATTCTAATTGATTATGGTCGGACTAAGTCAAATTTGAATATTAATAGAGAATTAGAATTTCTACAAGGTGATGATACTTTTAATTTTTTTAGTGGTAAGAGTCATAAATATCTTCATACAGGTGATAATAAAAATATGATTTTTAAAAAAATTGATCAATATTATTACGAAAGACATGTATTTTATGGAGAACAATTAAAACAATTATTACATGCACAAAATGATTGGTCACTTTCAAAGATGATAGAAAATATAAAAATAAATTTAATGAATATACAACGACAATTGTTAATAAATCCTACTTTTGGAGGAAGATATTTTGATAATATGAATAACCTTTTTTCTATAAAAGATACTAATACTATGAATGATGATAAAATGAACTTTTTTGGGTATAAAAATACCAATAACCCTTTTTCTATAAAAGATACTAATACTATGAATTATAATAATATGAATAACCCTTTTTCTATAAAAGATACCAATACTATGAATGATGATACTAATATTGATAGCTTTAATTTTGACGAATGTTTTGAAAATTTGAATAGATATTTTGATGATTTATTAAAAAATCCGACAAAGCTTAATGAAATATTTACGGAAGAATGGAATAATAGTGATATTTCAAAACAAATACAAACAATGAACACATATAATTTTGAAAATAGAATCATACAACAATTGGATGATTACTATGAATCATTAGATAATGAAACGATAAATAAACAAGAAATGAAAAAAGAGGAAGGAGGAAATAAAAAAAAAAAAAAAAAAAAAAAAAAAAAAAAAAAAAAAAAAAAAAAACAAAAAAAAAAACA